AACCAACCCCGCCCACCTCAAGCCCCTTAACCGGGGCAAGGAGCTATGCACATGCAGGCCGTTATCTTCGCAATGCTAGTAGCAACAGAACCCGGCAGCCCGCCGGATAACCTGGCGGCCTTCCTGACCGAAGACGGCCCGCAACTGTGCCAGGCGCTCGCCGACGGCCTCAATCGCACCGGTACCGAAACCCTTTATGTTTGTGAGGTGCTGAATGATCCGGCTTAAATTGATCGGCAAGCCGCGGGACGCCGAGTACCTGACGCCAGGCAAGATCTACCAGGCCGAGCCTAGCGGCGTGGACGCGAGCGCCCTGATCACCGATGACGACGGGGAGTGCATTCAAATCAATCTGCTGTCGTGCCCGCACGCGCGGCCAGCCAAATGGGAAGAGGTGTAAAAATGAGCGCATTAACCCTACTGCTTGTCGTCGGTCTGTGTAACGCCGAGACCCCGCGCATTTGCAGCTACATGGATGTGACCCAGCGCATGCAGGTCACGACGGACACCGAGTGCTACGACCTCGCCATTCAGGCCAATCAGCACAACATCGAAATCGGCGATACGCCGCGCTACGACTGCGTTCTACCGGCTAAATTCCTGACGCTGGTGGGCGAAAAGCCTACGCAAGAACCGGCAAAAGCAGGCAAGCCCGGGAGGGTGTTGTGATGACCCCGGGCATGTACTTGGCTCACGTGGTGCTTAGTGCGGTTGCTGTGATGTCCTCCCTGTTTGCAGCGTACCAACTCGGGATTCGCAGGCGGTACCTCTCAGCGCTGTATTACGCAATTTTAAGTGGCGGGTCCTTGGCCTATTTAATTCAGCTGAATTTCCCTTCAGCGTAACGCGTCATAACTTGCTTCACACGCCAAACCGGCTATTCGAGCTCGATCAAACGCTGAGCTGACTTCTCCGAGTCTGCTTTGACAGCTGCCGTACAATTCGGAGAGCACCATGGCGGCGCGGGTTGCTGACGCGCTGCTGGGGCCAGTTGCGGCACCTTTGCCGGTTCCACTGAGGCGGGTTTGCAGGCGGGTAAGTTCTGCGCGCAGCCGGTCAGTAGCAGCGCGCTCGCCAGCAGCATCAGACCGGGCAGTTTCGAGGGCTTGAGTCGCATCGCGTTGTACCTTTTCGGCGTGGAGTTGGTCGGCCTGCTCTTTAGCACGAGCGGATCGCTCCGCATCGGCACGGGCGGTAGCGTCATCCTTATCGCGTTGGGCCCACTCTGCCTGCCAGGTGTTGCGCTCTGTCGATTTGCCATGGCTATAGGCGAACCAGTGGGAGGCAGTCAGCGCGACCACGACGGCGATGGCGGGCCACCAGCGCCGTAAGAGTTCAAAGCCCATAAGCGGCCAGGGCATCGGCGTAGTTCTTTTTCCACTTGGCTCGGAGTTCCTCGGGCTGCCGGTGATAGGCACCAGGGCGCCAGGTGCGCAGATAGAGTGCCCAGGCACCGACCTCGTCGCCTACGTCCGGCAAGGGCTTAGAGTCGGTGTAATAGAGCAGGCGGGCCAGGGCAGCGGCGAGGATGGGGTCGGTTTTAAGCGCCGAGTAAATCGCCCCGGCCTCAAAGGCAACGCCTCGCGCAGCACAAACGGCCCGGGTTTGGGCTTGAACTGTCGGGAAAGCCGGGTTCATGACTCCCCGTACGCCACCACCACGCTCAAACTGGTAGTCACCCACGGCGGGACCATTTACCTGTTGCGGGAGGCGCTGGGGGTTTTCTTGCCGACTTGTGCAATACAGCAGCACGGAAGCCTGCAGGCTATCCATTTTTGCGGGGAGCAGGGCAAGGCCTGCACAAATATCAGTTTTAAGGGTCATGCGTGCGCCCTCTTGGGTACAATTTTAGCGAGATTGCCGCGACACAGTACTACGATGCCGAATACTGCGCCCCATCCGCCGGCGTTAAGCCACTGGCCGCCGAGCGTCCGCGGTTCGATGGCACCGCTCCAAAGAGCGACCCCTAAACCGGCGTTGGACATTGCAAGAAGGGCGGCTAGTGCCGAAACGCCGAAACGGTATCGGGCGCCTTTAGGGTGATAGGACAACAGCAGGGCGGCGATACCCAAGTGGAAAAAGATGCGAACGCCTGTGAGTATGCTGTCAAACTCCATCGCTATCGCCTCGCCGCTTAAAAAGTGGAATGCGATCAAGAATAGATTCGAGCCAAGGTGGCAGTGGGCCATTCTTGTCGATCACATAGTAGAACGCCGTGAAGATCACAGCGGCCAGTGCCGAAAAGAATATAGACACAAGCATGGCCTTTTCGTTCCAGTCTTCACCGGGGACACGGCCATACCAGAAGACACCGCAAGCGTATCCGGTACCGAACGAGAAAGGGATAAGTTTAAGGCGCTGCCAGCCGGCGGTAGCCATAGGCGCGAACAGGAGAAAGCAACAGCCTACGGCGGCGCCAGTAGCGGCCCAAGGGTGGACCGCCATGGCGACCATGCAAAAGAGTGCGGTGGCTTCCCGGGTACACTGGTCGAACATCGCGGCGCCCCTAGAGGTCAATCAAAGATGCCGAACAGTGTACCACGGGTTTTAGAAATTCCGGCTCTGCTCGAACCAAACCCCTCCGGTCTTCAATAGTTCGATGAACTGTGAAGGCGTAGTCGCCACCACGTTACCGCCTTTGAGGGACATCACAGAGGCGTTGTGAACTAGCGTAAGGCTTGGCGCCAGTCGTAAGGTTACGCGCTGGCCCTCTTTGCCTCCTACTAAATCGGTCACTGACGTTGCCGTCGAGTAGGCCGCTAGCGAGATTTTGTCGGAGTAAAAAGCACTTGGGGTCGCAGTGTTTGCAGGCGGCGCGTAGAACACATCCCCGTTGAAAGTATCATTCCCGTAAAGGTTGGAAAAATGGGCACGCCCACGGGTAGCGAAAGACTTATCCACGCCGCCATAACCGGACGTATTGCCGCACAGCGACTGTTGCGCCAGCATGCCGCTAGTTTGTTCCACGAAGTAATAGTCATAGAGGAAAGAACTGCCCTCTACAAGGTTGTCATGGATGTACTGGAGGACGTTACTGCCGACCGTGCCCAGCTGAGAGACGTAGATTGCTGCAATCGTGTTAGAGCCGTTGAAAAGCACGTTCCCTTTCACAATGTTACCCGAGGTAGCCCCGTTCGGCCATGCGATGCGTGGCGATGGCGGCGCTCCGTAGTTCGGGCGGCTGAACAAGAACGGGGCCGACGCACCCGCAACCCAGTCGGATTCGATAGCAATGCCCGCCTTTTTTGTAACCTGGCAGTCAATCCGGTTATCCATCACGGTATTGGTGGTCGCATCGATCGCCAAGTAAATACCGTAGTTCGCCCCTGTGCGGATTCGGTTACCGATGATCGAGTTACCGCGCGAAGCTACGTAAGCCTCGATTGCCGATTCGCCGCCCGGCTGGTTGGAGTAGCAGTAGTTACCCACGATGTGGTTATCACTAGCGCCATAGCCCATGATGATCGCACTCGAACCAGCCTCACGGCACTGGTTCGCAGTGACCAAGTTGCGGCTGGAGTGGATCAGATGGATGTTACGATGGGCGTTATTGCTCAGGAAGTTTCCACGGATGATATGCTCGTCCGAACCGGTGAGCGAGATCCCGTGAGTTCCGTTAAAAACTACGTTGTTTACGATGCGGTTACGCGCGCATACATTCGTCGCCGGTACCAGATTTCCAGTGCCCCAGCCCGAAAAGCTGGCGTCATTTGCTACAATATGGATACCGTAGCAACTTTGGGTGTTAGCGTCTGTGACTTGCGGCAAGTAGCAGGTGTTACCCTCTATCAAGTTATCCGAACAGTCGTAAGTCAGTCGCAAAGCACTGTTACTGCTGACCAAGTCGAGATTTTTAATTTTCAGATTACGGAATATACAGTTAGTCACGCTGCTGCCGAAAAAGCCGCGTTTAGCGCCACCATTGCAGTCAATGGTGAACCCTTCGAAAATAGCTCCGTCCAGACCTTCGAAAGTCGGCCCGTAGAAAGAACCCTGGACGATCAAAACACCCAGGCCTGTCGAAGTGCTAGTGCTATTAGTTTTCAGAACACCTTTACCGGTCCCGATAATACCGGGCATACCTTTAGGCACAATTGCTTCACGGAACAGGACAGTGCCGACGTCGTGCGTAATTAAAAACCTTTCGTCCTTGGCCCGCGCGAATGCCGCTTGAAGGTCAGCCGTGGCGTCATAGGTAGTGGTGCCGTCCAGCATCGCCGCACGTTGGGCCGCGGGCATCAGGCTAAGCAGCGGGACGCGTTGCAAGCTTGCTAGGGCGGCTTGGAGCTGCGCGCCTACCGTGTTAGCGGGATACGACACACCTGCATCGTATCCGATCAGGCCAGCGCCGCTCGAAAGCGCCAAGTCGCTGCGCAAAACCTGATCGGAGTTTACGAGTTTGAACTTGGTACTTTCGAGCGTCCAATTCCCAGTAGAGGTATAGGGCAGCGTAGTGTCATTTGCCAGCACGTACGCAAGCCCATTACGCACGGTGTACTGTTGACGGGTTGTGAAGTTCAGGCCCGCACCATAGTCCCCGATCCAAGTTAGGCCGATAGACGCTAGAGCCGCTGCAAACTGAGCGTTGCGCGCCAATTGATCCGCGTCAAACAAAGCCCCTCGCCCGGTTTGTGCCTCGTTGAACTGCTCATTCATCCCGGTGATCGAAAGCTTCTGTTGCCCCAATCGATTAGGGTAAGCCGGCAACGGGCCGTTAGCGAAGTAGTCAAAGTTGACTGCATTATCGCTAAGGTCCCTGAAATCGCTAGACCCGATAGGGTTTCCGGTAGAGTAAGGCATTTATGCTCCTAGGCCGATGGCCATTGTTGATTAATTGCTAGGTCCCCGACAGGCATATAGGTCTGCCAGTTATGGTCCGGCCAGTATTCGTTTACCGCACGATCAAAAATATCAGCATTGAGGATATAGTCTGGAAAGTCCCCGGAACCAACAGGGGGTACCGCACGCTCTCTCAATTCAAGTTCTCCGCTGTAAGACCAAAGGTTAGGACCTACTAGGGTGGGGCCCGAGTAAACACCAGTAAATCGGCAGGTATGCTCTCCATACCCAAGAGGGGTTTTTAGGGGGCACTCGAACCAGGACGCTCCGTCATGCAACTGGTCTCGCCACCAGGCTTCGAAGGTCCGCCCCTCGACGTCGCTGAAAAGCCAGGTGACTTGCGCCCCTTGAGGGACGCTTGTGAAAGACCGCCTTTGCCGAGCCCGCCCGCTGGTAAGTTCCGACCGAACCAGTGGGGAGACAAGTTGATACGACCGGCCATTTTGTAGCCCCCGAGGCAAACCCTTTGGGTAATAGATGGTCACGGTGGAGAATTCTCGTCATCAAGGTAGACCCGGCCATCATACTGCCTTGCTTCAATCCGCGCACCCTCAACCCCGTTAGGCGATATGTCGGTAATCTGCGTAGCGTATCCAATACCAAAAATCAAATGCGGCGGCTCAATGCTCAGGTCTAGTACCGGAACAAAATCCAGGCCGTCGCTACCGAGTAAACGTAGCCGGAACTCGTCTATTTTTTGAACAAGGAAAGGGCCGTCTGTGCTGCCGTCCTCGCGCCGCACCGTCAAAAAGTGGTCACCGGGCGCCGACCAGTCGAAAGCCTCGCTCGACTCAATTACCAGGGTGGCTGGGTCATAATCGATCATGATCGCACTTTGGGCGTAGCCGGGCACGTTATCGACTAGTTGGTCATAGCTCAAATACCGGCTATTAAGGGCGTCCAGTTCCGTCGAGAAACTGTAGCTCCATCGGCGGTATTTGAGGGCTCGACGCTGGCGCATCCCGATCCGCCAAGCCTGTGTGCGGTTAGTCACGCCCTCAGCGGTAATTTTTTGAGCACGCTTACCGAGGTCGCCGGGTAGGCGGCATTTGACCGTCTCTACCTGCCAACTGGTCGAACTAACGTATTCTACGTCGACCCCGTCATAGTCACCCGGGCGTACGGCCTCAAAGTCTCTTTCTAGCTCCTCGGTCATATTCTGCGGAGAATAAGTGTTTTCAAAGAACGCCATCGGCTCGTCTCGAACCGGCCGCAGTTTGCCGCGTTCAACAGTGTTCTCGGCGAAACCAGCGGCCAGGGTGTCGGTTAGGACTTGATTTACCGTAGTGGCCTCGTCGTAAACCTGATTAAACTGATCGCCGCGGCTTTTCCATACCGCATCCAGCCTGCTCAGTTCTGCCAAGTCCAGGTCACTATCCTGATAACCTACTGCCTTGCACTGGTAGCCGTACCACGGGGCGATATCTTGCGTAGGGACTAGGTTGCTTGACCAAGTGCCGTTTACCAACACTGGCAACTTGCGCGTAACCTCTGCCGATACCAGGCTTTCCGACTGTGCAGAAAGGCGGTCGCCGTTGCGCACCCTCAAGGTCATAACGGTGCAGCCTTCATAGCGCGTCGGGCCATTTAGGAGGCTGCGCACGCCGTACCATACCGCATCGTCCCGTGCCTCCGGATTAGATTGGCCCAAGCGTCGGATACGGCCCTCAGGCCTCATAGGGTAGGGCAACGTGGTTTGATTGGTAAAACCCACGGAGTCGAGCGTGGCGGCCGAGTGGGTGACTGTGATCGGTGTCCAGGCGCCGGCCACATCAGCATCCCGGTATTCAAAGACGTGGGTTGAGGAGGCGGTATATTGATAGCCATCCTTGTTTCCGATTGCGATCAAGCCGCTTGGGAAAAACACGTCCCACTCAATCACCGTAGCCAGTTGCCCCCGTGGACACAATACAAAAGGCCCTCGGTAGCCGCCAACTAGACTTGAGGCGTCAAGGGATACTGCGGCTTGAGCGGTCTGTAGCCGAGTAAAGCCCGGGAAGCTTGCATCCGAAGCACCGGAGGATGTGAGGCGCTCTACAGTAATTTGGGAAGTGCTAAATACGGTGATGCGGTATCGCATACCTGCCGGGCCGATCGACGCCGGTAGGGTGCCGGGCGTTAGCCCGGTGACTGGCGAGCCGTTAGCAAAGTTAAGCGTTATTTCAGGCGGGTTGCTTCCGGCGGCGGGCGTGTAGCTGTTAACCACATACGTCCCTGCGTTAGATCCCGCTATCTCTATTTGTTGGCCAACAACCGGCGCCAACATGCTCAAGGCCGAACCTCGAATAATGTCACGGGCGCCGGCGGCCCCGTCGATAAAATCGTAGGTGTAGGGTACGAGCATACGCACGATAAGGCCGCTCGACCAGTCAGACGGGAAGGTTCCGGCGCCCGACGGAATCGTTACGGTATAGCCGTCGAATATCTGAGAACTTGCGCTGTAGCTCGGGGTCAGGCTTACAGCGGTGGTCAGCTGCAGGCCCGCCGAACCGTTACTGCTGCTGCCAACTTCGGTTACGTCGTGCCACCATTTAGCCGCAGGATCGGCAGACAGGTCGGCACCCGGCTCGTAGATCGTATAGGTCGCCTCCGAGCCTAGAGAAATAACCGGAGTATCGCCTATGAGTACCCGGTTTGATGGGATGTCGAAATAACCCTTACCGATGCAGAGGCACAGATCGACCCATTGCGTACGCGGCGCGGTGAAATAGCGGCGGGCAGGCAAAAGATAGTCGGGGTAGACGCGCCGGCGGCCGGCAACTTCCCGGATTACCGAGTTGATTTTGACCTTGTTACCTTTTACGGAGGAGCTGTTTAACTGGTCTCCGTTGTTGGTTTGAGACGAGGTTTTTGGGATCTTTGGTGCCATCGTCCGGATGGCTACCAGGAACAGCGCGCCAAAAAACAGCTCTGTGCCTTTAGGCTCCAAGACGACATGGACTTCATCCTCAAGAGAGAATGGGGTGTCGCCCCAGGCTTTAGATGGGACTAAGCGCCCATTAACCGAAACGCTGATTGGCGGAACTTCCTGAACCTTGAAGTTCTCATTTTCGCGCTCAAGCCACTCTAAAACGGTCACACCGCCGTGCTCGTAGGTCTCATGGGGCTCGTCGTTCAATTTAGAGCCAAAGACTTTAACGGTCACGGTAGTACCTCACTTTTAGATATTGGGCTTCGAAGTCTGACACACGCATTAGCCGGGCGCCACGTTTGGGGTTTATCTCTAAGACCCGAAGCCCTTCGCCTAGATCGACGACGACAGCAACGTGAATGCATATCAGCCCTCGGAAAACCGCCGCCACCGCGCCGGGTTCGGGCAGGCACTCATCCATCCGGCCAGACTCTTCGCGATATGCTTGGGTGAATTCTTTAGGTTGCGTGTTGCGCAGATGGCCCCACGACGGCAATAGGCGTTTGCCACAATGCACGTGCCGCACTTCTCGAACCAGGCCCCAGCAGTCGAACTTGTGGGGCCCACGGGCACCGTCTTCATATTCCGCCAAAAGGTATTGGGTGTGCCAGCTCATAGGTATTGAATCCCTGGCGCAAACTCAACCGTGTAAGTGTCCCGCGGGTATGCGTAGTCAAGCAGATCGTAGAAACCCGCCTGCACCTGCACCGTCGTACCCTTCACGCTGCCGCTCAGCACGGTCGCATATAGGGGCTTTTCAGAAGGCCCGCTAAGGTCGACGCTAAGGTAACGCCGAAAGATAATACCGATACGCTCTTGAGCCTCGATTGCGGCATCTAGCAGTCGTTGGGCTTCTCCAGTGACATTATCTATAGCAAAGTCGATTGTCTGAGTCGGCGAATTGTTTTTCTTTGGATAAGCGATCGTCACGGGTGCGCATCTAAAAAGCGCTTGGGTTACGCCGTCTTCCAGGCCTAACGTCATGTCCTCAAATGCCCGCACGATGCGCTGAGGCGCAGGCCAGGCTGCGCAAGTCAGCTCGATCGTATCAATAATCACCTCGGTACCACCCGAGGCATAAACCCTATTTATTAAGTCGCTCAAGTCCCCGCCCTCTTAGTTCCGGTAACCCGGTTCATTACCTGACCCGACTTGCCGCCGGCCATGGCGTCCCCGACGATTACGTCAATGATGTAGCGGTTATCCGCTTCGCTGAAACGCGAGTTACTGGTTGCCCCCTGGCCAGAATAGTTATTGACATTAACGATGGGGGCCAGCGGTGCATTAGAGCTACCGGCAGTCGCGTCCTTATTGCTGACAACCTGGCCACGCTGGTTAGGGATCATATACTGTTGCCCGCCAGCGCTGAAAATTTCAGGGGCGCCGCCTTCGTTGACGCGATAAACGCTCCCCGGATTTACCGCACCACCAGCACGCCGACCGCCGCCGAACGACTTAGCTAACAACATAGTCGCCAGCAGCGCCGCGCCGCCGATTACCGCTGCGCCACCAAAAGAGGCGATAGACGACAGGCCCGCTGCCGGTGCCATGGACGCGGCAACTGCGGTACCGGTACTTGCGGCAGCCGTTGTAGTCGTTGCGGCGATAGTAGTCGTTGCGGCTGTTTGCGCTGCGGTAACAGCGGCCGTGCCGGCGACTTGAGTTGCCGTAGTGGTCTGCGCTGCCGCAGCCATCATGACTTGCTGTTTGATCCAGTCAACGCCCATCTGTACAAAGGCGCCGATCACGCTATTTAATACGGTATTGGCAATGCCGCCGAGTGCTTCCTGCAGGCTTCCGGTACCACTCAAAATGCCGCTAATGGCAGATGTTGCGGATTGGCCAAGGGCATCAATGCTGTTTAGGAGGATCTCATTGCCGACAGCTTGGGCTTTAAAGTTTTCCTCATTCAGCGTTTTCATTGCCTCGGCATTAGCGACTTCGGCTTGGTGCTTTAGTTCCAGGTAGCGCTGATCACTCAGCAGCTTTTGATCATTCAGGGATTGGAGCTGTTTGAGCTGCTCGGTGTAGTTTTGCTGCTGGGCGGCAATAGGGTCGACAGCCGCCACGGCAGCCTTAGCACCCTGCAGGTCGTAAAGGGCTCCGGCCATGTCACGGATGCGCTGAACCTCATCAGGTGTGGCAAATCTGCTTAGCCCTAGCTGAGCGGCGTCTTGAGCCGCCTCGCGCGCGGTCTGCCCGACCTTGGCGATCGCCTGGCCCAGTTGCGCAAATTGCTTTTGATCGGCATCAGCCGCCGATTGCCTTTGCTTGGCTTCTTGGCGGCGCAGGGCAGCAGCCGCATTTTCTGCCTTGGTCTGTTCGCTGATGCCCTTTTTCTTTTCAGCTGCCCGCGCCTTTTCAGCCTCTGTCAGGTTGTAGTTTTCTATTGCCAGGGCAACCGCCGCCGCACGCTCGGACTCCGTGGCGCCGGCGCCCAGGCGTTGAATGGCTGCCAACTTAGCGCGCTCGACCCCTTGCGCTCGGAGCAGCACGTTCTGTTCTGCCAAGTCCTGCAGGGCTTTTTGGCCGCCAGTGGTTACGGTCGGGGCTGCCTTCGGCTTGCCGTCGGCGCCCCCTTGTCGCTTTTGTTCCTCTACGCGGGCGTCCTGCATCGCCTTGATTTCTTTGTTCAGCCCTTCAATGCGCTTTTGAGTTGCGGCAGCCATTACCGTTAGGCCGTTCTCTGCCTGAACGGCATATTGCTCCTCTGCAATCTGGCGCTCGCGTATTAGCTTATTGAATTTCTCCTGACCCTGCAGATTGCCGGCCAGGTCGTTAGTCGTCCGCGCGATCGAGTCGAGCACCTTGACGAGGCGACGACTTGCGCCGGTGGCCTCGTCGATCTTGGCCAGGGCCGCGCCAAACGCCACGCTAACCGCGTTGCCTGCGTCGGATGCCGAGCGAGGGATTTTCTTGAATTCTGCGTCAACTGCCGGCACCTGCTGAAGCAATAGATCGAACAGTTGTTGCGAGGTAATCTTTCCGTCCAACATCGCTTGACGGAACTGCCCCATGGACATTTTAGACGCGGCGGCCAGTTGCCGGATCAGTTCCGGGGTTTGCTCGACAATGCTGTTGTATTCCTCGGCGCGTAGTGTGCCGCCGGCGAGCGACTGGCCCAGTTGACGCAAAGCGTTAGCCGTCTCCTCCGCACTGGAGCCGCCGATTTTACCGATCTTCTGCAGGGTGCCGGTCAGCACCAGCACCTGATCATTGGTCGCCCCTAGCGATTTGAGGCTGGTTGTCAGGCTCTCCCATAGCTTGACCGTCGCCGGCATCGTCTGGCCGGTCTGAGAGGCGATGACGAGGAGCATCTTGTAGTTACTGGCTGCGGTGGCCAGGTCGGGACTTAGGCGGCCGATACGACTCTGCAGCAGGGTAAACTGCTCAGCCATTTGCCCCCATTGCTTGAGGGTCTGCACGGTAATAACGCCGGCGATTGCAGCGGCCAGGGGCGTCAAGGAGGTGCCGAACGTGCTGGCTTTCTTTTGAGCCACCTCGGTGGAGCCATTTAACCTGGCGTATTGAGCGTCCAGCTTGGCCAGGTAGGAGTTGTATTGCGAAACACTGAGTTGACCTTTAGCAAATGCCGCGCTCAACTGGTCTTGCATGTCGTCCAAGCGTCGAGTGGCGGCCACCACGGGGTCAATGCGCCCCAGAAGGGCCGTAAGGGCCGAGGCTTCCTTATCCGTTGCCCGCGCCGTGCGCTCCATTGTCTTGGCATTGCGGTCCGCTGCCCGGTCTGTTTTATCGAACGAGTTTTGCAGGTTGTCCAGGGTTTCAGTAGCCCGCCGGCCCGCGTCAATAACCTTGTCGGTCTTGGCGTCAACCTCGTAATAGATAGTCCCGGCGTTTTCGGCCATTTACTTTTTCCCCGCGCGCAGTGCGTTGATCTTTTCAAGTCGTGACAGTGTAGCGTCTACGTCTTGCGCGGTCATTGGCTTGTTAGGTGGCGGCGGGAACTTGGAGTGCATCACTTGCACAAAACTGGTCATTGTCATGCGCCAAGCGTCAGACTCGCTCATGCCCAGGTGCGCGATGGCGGCGGCCACGTAGTCCGCTGCCTTGAACTCTTTCATTGCCTCGCCTTTACGCCCGGCGTCCGCCTCGACGTCCCCGAGAACTCCGTGGCGGATCAGCCCTTGCGCAACGGCCACGATGTCGTGCATGGGCATCTTGCCGGGGCTGTAGGCAATGCGCCCGCGTCCGGTAGGCACCATTCCGCCCAGCAGGTCGCCCAGGTCCTGATCCCCTGCACAGGCATACAGGACGGTCAGGGCCCACTCGAAACGCAGCTTGCGAAACTTGGTTAAGAGGTAGGGGTTTTCCGGCTCCGGACTCATTAGGATGGCAGTGGCTTCGATAATATCGGTGGCGGAACCGATCTGAGAGATAGAAAAAAGGGACGGCCGCAACAAGTACGAACGCCCCTCTATTTCTATCCCGACTTCGCCAATGGCGGTCAGGGCAGACATTTACACCTCAACAAGCCAGGCCGTTACATCAGTCGCCAGGGAAACCGCCAGGGTCACGGCGCCAACCAAGTAGGCCCGGTAGTTCGCCAGGGGGATTGCGACAGTAGCGCCGGCGGCCACTACGATCGACGCACCGGCGGCAGTATTCAGCGTAGAGCCGGTGCCCGGTACCTTGATACTGGCAGGCGCGTCGGCACCGTCCAGGGTCAAAGTTACGCTAGCACCGGAGGCGTTGCGCACGTACAGCACCTGCTTTGCCGAGCCATTATAGGTCAGGGTATTGGAAGTGCCGACGGCTACCGGCGCCACGGCCGTGAAACCGACTGCATCGAAAGGGCGGATAGCTGGAATATTGGCCATTATGGAACCACCGGAGTGTCAGTGATGATCAGGCCGAACGGCGAGTACGCGATCTGCGCTTCGAACGAACGGGTAACGACGTCGGTGGTGGGCGCCGACAGCGAGATATTCGTGATAATCATGAATGCCTCGTAAGTCAGGTCGGGACCGGTCAAACGGATCCAGGCGTACGGCTTACCGCCGGTAGCCAAACCCTTGGCGACGTGCTTAACGAGCGCAACCTGCGTTACAACGCCGGCTTGGTCGGTCGATCGCGCAACCAGGTCGCCGCTCACCGAAAAGTTGAGATAGCTGGCGGCGTTGTCTTTGAGGTTACCGACTGTCAGGTCGGAAGTTGCATCGATGGTGTCCCATTCAATGGTAATTTCCTTGCTGGTGAAGCCGCCGATCGGCTCATAGTCACCCGAAGCTGGGCGCGTATCGCCGCAACCTGGGTACCATTCCAAGGCGTAATCGCCGCCAGTCAGGGACTGGTTTGCACATACTGGCATGTTGGTGCCCTCTATTTGGATGTTCAGTTATGCCCAAGAGGGCGCGTATCATGTTAACGCATCGGCGGCAAGACGTCAGCTAATCAGCTGTAGATTGATCTCGTACCACACACGCTCTTCAACCGTGTAGCCGGGGCCGATAGGCCCTCCCTGCATGCGGAACAGCGTCACGTCACAATTGCGGTTATCTGTCTTCAGCCGATCACGGATCGAGTAGACGAATGCGCGAAGGGCGTTGATGTCGGCGTTGCCCTTTTGAGCGCTGAGGAAAATCACCCGTACCGAGTCATAGTTGACGTCTTGCGTGTTACTCGTTGTACCTCCCATAGAGGTCAGCACACAAAGGCGCTTGCTTGCGTTTGCGGCGCTATCGCGCCACATGCCTTGAAAGACCTCAAAGCCAAGTTCTGCCCAGCTAGGTCCGGCCTCCAGCCATTGTTTAACCGCATCGACGGGGATGGTCATAGTTGCATCTCTCGTTGAATGGCTTCTTTAATCTCTGCCAAGCCATCGCGCTCAAACCCCTTAGTCAAGAAGTGCGGTTCGGCGCTGTTTGCTCCACCTGAGCCGTCCCATACGTTGCCCAGGCTTGCGGGACTTCGCGGCGTATTGGTGCCCTTAAGGGTGCCGGGTTTTTCGTGAACGGCGGCCGAGTAGGCGGCAGTATAGCCGTAGGTGCCTCTCCAGCCATCACCCTTACGCTCAACCCTGCGCAGCCGGCTATTAACCAGCGTGCCCAAGGCCATGGGCGTGAGGACGTCTGCGTAGCCGCCGCCAATGATAAGGATAGTCGTTACACACTCCTCGGTCATCGGCCCGGTTATCTTGTCAAACGTCTCCGTCAGCTTGCTCCTGACGGCGCTCATCCCTTTAGCTGGCATTAGGTCACCGTCCGGTAATCAGGCACGTCCTTAAACATCGCCAGGTCCCATTCCATGTGGTCGCGGATCTCCTGCCAGCCTGTTTCGGCGACGGTGTTTAGCTTGATCAGGTCTCGGTGCTTGGGCCGCGCGTCTTCAGACCAAATAATGTACCGGCTGACGAATTCGGCCCCGTTGGCGTCGCGCATCTCCGTGGATTCGGCCGCCCAGGTGCATGCAATCGTGAACTCGTCACCATAGACTATGTTGCCGGCGTAAGTATCCTCGGACACAAAAGGCCGGACGGTGGCGGTGTTCTTATAGCTCCAGCGGCTGATTTTACTCACAGTAGCGGGCTCTCCCGACCATCATCCCGCAGGTGACCCCGTTCGGGTCTTCTGGAATCAGGCCGTCTAGGCAACCGGTCTTGTCCAGTCCGTGCAGCAGGTTGAGATATTTATTGTAACCCTCGCTCAGCGTGCCGAATGCATAGGACTGTGAAGCCCCCGAGGGCGCGCGCTGCTGGGTTACCTGGCGATTGGGCTGCATGATGCCGAGCAGCGCCAGAGCGTACAGGTTGATCAGGGAGATGGTGCCCGCAGGGTAACCTTGAGCGACCAAGCATTCATAGGCTGAATTGATCTGGTCAACCAGCAGCTGCAGGAAAAAGTCGGGAATGTCCTCGATGCCCAAGGAGGCTAGAAATTGCTTGGCTTGCTCTAGGGTCAGTTCCACGGGTAGCGTCTCCAGGTAGTTTGCACAGGATACCGCGCAGCCGATGAAAGGGCAAAATAGATGCTTGACGAACTGTTCAAGCCTGAATACTATAGGCCCATCGAAACAAACAACGGAGCAAGACGAAATGAACGAAACAACGAAGTCCCAAGCTACCGAACCCGTCTATACCGATCCTAAACCGGTGCACCGCTAATGTCCAAGTTCATCACCGCCACGCTCGGCGCCTTAACCCTTCTGACCTGTGTGCTGTTAGGGGTTGGCCTGTTCGGTTCTGAGTACGCATCCGACCAGCAGTTCACGCTGCTAGGCCTGTCGTTCCTAACAGGCAGCGCGGCAAACATTCTGGGCATTTGGGCCCTCTCACGCTAGGAGAAACACGGAATGGCAAAGGTATTTTTAGTATGGAATAAGAACCGCACCGAGTGCGTCGGTTTTACGGACAAAGATGACGCCCGTCAGGCCGCAGGGGCTAAGCGTATGAGCAACCCGTGTGCGACCCTGGCCGAAGCCTGGCGCGAGACCTATGCGGACGATGAGCCGAAATTGAAGTTTGAGATTCAAGAGGTCGAGGTCGGTTGAAACCTAATCAGCCGCCGGCGCCCGGCTTTGTATGGGTGAAGGTTTTAAGCGGCCCAAAAAGGGGCCAATGGGCGCAGGTGTTGCGCCGCGAATATGAACCGAAGGGGAAAAACTGATGAACCGTGAAAGCTTGAAACACCTGCGCAACGGCGGCCGAGTTCGTTTCGCCGACGGCGTTGAAACCCTCTTGCCTCCAGCCCCTATCGGCCCGTCGATCGAGGAACTGATCCAACAGGGCTACCTCTTGCCCACCGGCCGGCGCCGGCCTTCTCCAGCTGTTCGCTTTGGCGAGATACTGCACAAGGCGTTCAATCAAACCCGCAGCCCCGGCATGCCGCCCGAGCACGCTGCACCTTATGGCCATAGTTGCCACAACCTCAAGGGCATTTATGGCGCCGATATGTACGCCCCTACCGCCGTGCAGGTGCTGCGCACTGAGAACGCAACCCTGCGTCGCCGCCTTAAAGCCTACATCGCCGTCGCGCTGCTCGGCTGGGCCGCCGTAGTGGTAATGGGGGTGGTGCTGTGACGACTAATCAGGTTCTAGGCGGGCTCATATTACTAGCGATCTTCGGCGCCCTTTTCTTATATACCTGGCGCACGCTCGGATTTAAAGACGCCGTTTCTTGTTTTGCTTTTTCATTTGGGCTTTGCGCGCTGGTAGGGCTAGCAGCTTCCTTGCTCAAATCTTAGGCAATAGAAAACGGCGCCTAGGCGCCGTTAGTCTTGGAGCATGCCACCGTGTTACTTGCTGGCTTTCGCTTTATCCAGGATGTCCTGGGCTTCAGCCTCGGCGGTCTGGACCTTCAGGGTCGCTTCGGCTTCGGCGTCCTTGAGGATTTTGTCGGCTTTCGCCTCCGCCTCTTCGAGGATTTGCTTGGCTTCGGCATTCGCGCCCTTGGCGTCCAGGCCTTCCGACTGATCAACCGAACGGCCCAGGGGACGCGTGCGGCTGCGGAACAGCTCGGAGGTTGGCAGGTTGTCGTCGCCGACTTCCAGGGTCAAGACGTCGCCGCGCGAGAGGTCTTTGTGCACCGGATGGTCGACGATGGTGCCGATCAGTTCGAACTTCGCAGTCTTGGTAGCCATTATGCCGATGCTCCGTATGCAACACCCGCGCGGCCGGCTTGGTCTGCCTTGATCAGGAGGCCGGAAGCGCTCCAGGTCATCCAGTGATAATCGGCAAACGGCACGTTACGCGGGATTGGGGTGGTGTTGATTGCCATGCCGGTCAAAGGCTCAATATAGGCCTTGTTCAGCACGACGCCGACCATTTGGTTGCCGACCAGCAACTGCGAGGTCTTGATCGCGTCGATACCCGGGGTGTCTTCCAGAATGGCGCGATAGAACGAGCGGCTGATAGTGGTAGCGTCCACGGTACGCAGCAGGTTGGTCTCGATCTCCGGGGAGATGTAGATCGTAACCGGCGCAGTAACGCGGTTATTCCCGCCGCGAACAGCTTGCAGGAAACGCACCATTTGGCTTTGCAGCTGGATGTAGGTGGCCGCTGCGCTGGTCATGTCTTGGGTCAAGGTAACCGCGATGGTGTTCGGGTTGTTCTTGATACCGTAGGACTGGGCGCCTTGGTAGTTGAGCAGCGGGTTGCCGTCGACCAGGTTAACGGTCATCAGGCGCATAACTTCACGCACCGAGGCCGCTTGCGCGTCGGCAATATCTTCGGCGCCGATAGTGCGAAGGCCTTCCAGCTCGCGCCACTTCTTACCGAAGGTTTTCTCGTGGATCGGGATCAGTACACCGTCGTAATCGGCGGAAACGTCGCCCATCAACTTGGTACCCTGGCCGCTGATGGTGGTGGAGCCCTGATCCATCGCGCCGATACGGCGATAGGCAGCAACCAGTTTACCGATGTTGATCGAGCGGCTGAGCGCCATGATGTCGGTAAACATCACGTCGGCTTCCTGGCCGATCAGCTGCACAGTTTGGGTGTCCAGGTCCAGCCAGGCACGCGGGGCCAAGTCGGGCAGGGCGTTGACCTGCAGGCCGGCCATTTGGGCCAGACCGCGGTTCATGTTGTAGCCGACGGAGCGCAAATCCTCACGCGCGTCGTACTGGGCCTGGGCGGCCTGGCTGTTCGCACAAATGCGAGCGTTCAGAATCAGCGACATTATTTGATCCTCATGTCGATCAGGGTGTCGACCGCGGCGCTTGCCGAGGCGAAGACCGAGTAGCCGATGATTGGGTCGGTACCAACAACGCCCAGGCGTACACGACCAGCAGCGTCGGCAGCGAGAGGGGAATCAGCAACCAGGGTTTGGGTAGCCGCCACACGGACCAGATAGACGTCACGGCTGCGCGGGATGTAACCGAAAACGGTCTCCCCCTGGGCGTAGCTGTAGGTCAGGGTGTTCATGTGCGGCGGGGCGTCGGCGATGTAGAAGTACGCAGAAGCGCCGGTGCCGGCATTGGCCAGGGTGTTCGTATCGCGCACAACGATGTTGCCGGCTTTGATACCGGCTGCGGCTGCGGGCAGCTCCAGCACTTGCGGGGTGTTTTCTTCAACGCCACCGCGGTAAATTTTACGCTTTGGGCCGTTCTGAATAGCCATGTCTTAGGCCTCCGGCAATGCGGTTTTTTGGAAGCCTTCGGCGCCGGTGTTGGCTTGGAAGCCGCCGACGATGGCCGCAGAGCCGACCAGTTTGGCATGGCACTCGTCGAGCGCGTTACCAGTCAGTGCATCGGCTACGCCCTGGCCCAGCTTTTCGGCTACGACCTTGCGTTTGTCAGCTTCAGCCGCACGGGCGTTGGCAGTGAGGCTTTCGCTCAGGGCATTCTGGTTAGTCTCCAGCTTGCTCAAGCGTTCAGCAATAGGGGCAAAGAGCTTTTCCAGCGCTTCGCCTTGCGTTTTGGCGTTGGCGGCGAGCGCCTCGTCAAGTTCTTTACGGTCCATATCGGAAGGTACCTCGGCGGTTGGTTTGGTGTCAGGTTTCGAGTTTAACCGAAAACCTAACGATTGCAAAAATCTATTAACTAGCGGGCTGTCAACCCATTCAGTCTTTTGCTCGACCTCTTTAGAGGTTTCTGCCCACTGCACCGCATCGTCCTTGATCGAATAGGCAATCGCTTCGGACCTACCTTCGCGGTGTACGATCGCCGTGGTGGCGTCGAAGTCTTCAACCCACACGTATTTATCCCCGCCGCCCCACTTCTTATTAGCGGCGTCGCTGAGCATGCGTTGCAAGTTGCCATAGCTCTGTTTGCTCAGCACCTCGTTAACCGTCAAGGGCACCGCATCCTCAACGCGCAGGTTGTTCACCATGAGGCCCACGCCTTGATCGGGGGTTGCGGCGCCAACCTCATCCAGCAGGATGCAATCATGGTCCATTACCATGGACTTGGCAGTGCCGCGGTACTGGGTGCCGTTCGTGGTCATGCCGCTAGCGCCCAGGTCGGCGTTAAGGAAAATGCCGGTAGAGGTATGCACGTTGCCTTTAGGCTCGCCCATTACCCCTTTTTCAATATCGAAGCCTACGCGCTCCAGCAGGCGGCGCCCGCCTTCGGTATTCGCTGCATACTCGATGTCTACCCACTTCTCCAGGTAGATCCGGTTGCCGCGGCGCTCGACGTTGCGGTTCCATGCGCCGATGTGGTGGGCATTGATCGCCTCGCCCATATTGGCCGACACATACACGCCGTTAACGGTTGGGTGCCCGAGCGGCGCCAATTTCCCTTCCAGGCCTTTATAGCTGGCCTCAATCTCCGAATGCGGATAGAGCAGGCCGTTCATTACCACGTCATCGGGCAGCGTGTAGGACGGCAGCACCAGGTGTTTGCGGTCGTTATGGACTTCGAGGCGGATTGCCGAGTTGCTGACAAGGGCCGTCAGGTTGACCCGCTCGCGCTCGCCGGTGGATTTATTGACGTAGAGCTGCAGCGGTTGAGCGACAGGCCCGCGCCACCACTTGGCGAAGGCACGAAAGGGTTTAAACATGGTCTTGACTCTCCGGGTGTGCGTAGGTGATGCGTCAAGGGTATCATAATGCCAAATCAACGCCACCGGACTCATACCGATGCAACGACCAGACCTGTTTAACCGACTGTTCTCGATGTTTACGAGCATGGGCTCGGACGATAAGCGTAAGAGCGCCTGGCGCGAGTACGGCTATAAAGACAACCTCGTATTCGAGGATTTCTACAACCTATACGAACGCGAGGGCGTGGCGCACGGCGTCGTCGATTTGCTTAACGGCAAATGCTTTGAGACCAGCCCCTGGGTAATCGAGGGTGATGAGTTTGACGAGAAGCGCCCGGAAACCCCGTGGGAAAAAGAATTCCGGCAATTCGCCAAAAAGGCCAAGTTATGGAAAGCCTTTAAGACCGCCGATAAATACCGCATGGTTGGCCGGTTTTCCGGGATCATCGTGCAGCTCGCCGACGGCGGCAAGTGGGATCAGCCGGTTACCGGCAGCGGCAAGCGCGTCATTAAAGCCCTGATTCCCGCTTGGGAGGGGCAACTAAAGGCGAGCGAGGTAGACACTAACGCCAATTCCCCTACCTACGGCGAGCCTAAATTTTGGGCATATACCGAGAATGCGGTGCAGCCTAAAACCGATCCGGGTCAGGCTGCGCCTCCTACCCGCAGCCTGACCATCCACCCCGACCGCATCATTATCTTGGGCGACTGGCGTTCGGGCTCCAGCTTTCTCAAGGCCCCCTATAACGCGTTCGTCAACCTGGAAAAGATCACCGGCGGTAGCGGCGAGTCCTACCTGAAGAATGCCAGCCGCCAGATCCATATCAACTTCGACAAGGAAACCAAGCCGGAGGAGCTGGTGCGGGCAAATGGATTGAAGAATACCGGCGAGCTCCAACAGCTTATCGACGACCAGGCAAAAGACCTCAACACGGGGATCGACGCCTCTCTAGTCACTTGGGGCGGTACCGCCTCCCCATTGGTGGCCGTCGTGCCAGACCCCACGCCGCACTATAGCGTCAACATCCAGACCATTGCCGCCGCAACCGGTCTGCCGGCCAAGGTCATCAGCGGCATGCAGACCGGCGAACGTGCAAGCGTTGAAGATTTGAAGCAGTTCAATAAGCAGGGCCAGGGGCGGCGGATTAACGAGCTGTCGGACGACGGCGAACAGCTGGTGGCCCACCTGATTCGCATCGGTGCAGTCACGCCGCCGGCCGGTGAAACCACATTCATGTGGGACGACCTTACCGAAGCCTCGCAAGGCGAGAAGCTGGCTAACGTTGTGCTCATGGCTGACGTGAACCAGAAGTCGGCCGGCAATGGCGATCTACCGGTCTTCGCTTCGACCGAACTGCGCGAGGCTGCGGGCTACGAGAACGACGCCGAAAGTGAAAAGGCCCGTGAAGAGGACTTGCCGGATGAGGAGCCTGCGGACCTGCCGACCATTGACCCAACTACCGGTCAGCCCGTAGCACCTGCACTGCCGGCGTTGACCGCCTAATGGCCCGCGCCCCGATCTTGCCGGCTAACCTGGGCGACCCGACCGGCACCGACCCTAAAGTGCGCCAGGCGACAGCGGAATTCAAACGCCGCATTCGCCTGTGCCGCAGGGCCTATCTTGATCTGCTCGATAAAATCGAATTCGACACGGTCACCACGAATGCCGTGCGCTACGAGTTCCGCACACTGCCTAACATCCTGGCGCAGCTGCTCGAAGAGACCGGCCGCCTTGTTGACCAACTCCTCGGCGCCGACAGCCTGCGCAACTGGTTTACGGTAGGCTACGTCATCCCGGCCTATGAGAAAGGCAGTGCGGCGGCCTGGCGCAACCTGGGCGTGCAGTCGACCGAGTATCAGGCGTTGCGGCCTACGCTGCTGAGCCTGCTGCAGTCGCCGCCCTATCAGAACCGTATCGGCCTGATCCGCGCGCGGGAGTTTGAGCTGATGAAAGGGTTAGCCGCGGAGGTCAAGCAAGGCCTGTCGCAGCAGCTGACCGCCGGGCTCGCTCAAGGTATTGGGCCTAAGCAGATCGCCCGCAACATCACTGCTCAGACCGGTATTGAGGAGCGCCGCGCCGAACGCATCGCACGCACCGAGGTTAACCAGGCCCTGCGCACCGCACGCATGGACGAGACGCAAGACGCCTCTAGCCGCTTGGGCATCATGGTCAAAGTCATGCACCTATCGGCCCTGTCACCCACCACTCGCGCAACGCACGCCTCTCGATCGGGTCAGCTGTTCACGGTGCAGGAGGAACGCGACTGGTTTGCCGAGGGCGCCAACGCGATCAACTGCAAGTGCACTACAAGCGAGGTGCTCGTCGACGAGAAGGGCCAGCCGCGCAGCAAGGGCCTTGTAGACCGAGTGCGCGCGGCTAGTGAGAAGTGGCAGGCGGATAACGCCGAGTGACTGTCACTTGACTGTGCGGTTTTTAGTCGTGACTGTCCTACGCGGGTAGCAACAGGTCAGGCACTTCACTGAAACGCCAGGCCACTACGTCCGGAAAAAGCATCCCCGCAACATAGCCGACCCCGGTTTTAAACCGCCCGTTACTCATCAGAAAATCAAGCCGCGTACCGATCGCCCAAGGCGCTCTAGCCTCCCGGATACCTGTCCAGCCTTCAGGCAATTGCGGGGCGCTAGGCGCCGGCGCTTCAAACGCTTTCGGGGCATCGTCCTCCGCCAGCATCTGCAGACGGCGGTTAAGCGTATCGACCGCCTCGCGCACATCCTGTTCGAAGGTCTTGCCGGCACCCCGCTGGCCCGCGCACAACAGCTTCTTGATCGCATGCCCGAGTGCCTGATCGGTCACGCCGAACAGCTCAAGCGTGCGGTAGACGTCAATCGTCTTGAGGTTCGAAACGTCCTTGTGGTAGTGCGAGTGCTTGGTCATTCGTCGACTCCGATGAATACCGCCTGGGTGTAGTAGGTTGTGACGCTACGGTTAGTCTTGAGGTTGGAAATTTGCCCAGCCCTGAAGGCTTTAGCCGCATCTGGCCGAACAAAGCCGAAAATCTTAACGCCCGGCGGTGCGGCGGCAATAGCCCGATCCAATCGGTTGATCAGCGATTGCAGCTCAGGCGTGCGGATAACGATGGTTCTGTCGCCCTGTTGCTGGGCCCTTGCCAGCTCAGCGCGTAGATACTGGATGTCTTCAACGTTCATAGCTCATGCACCTCTAGGTATTGCTTGGGGAACCACAGGCGGTTAGGCAAGCCGGTTTTTAGATAGCTGACGTAGGCGCCGGGGTGACTGGTGGACTTGGCCACGTCGTGCCACTTTTCGGCTTTGTCCTGTAGGCGATGGGTTGTGCTCATCTCTGAATACCTCATTCGGTTGAAAGTTCAGGTAGGTTATGCGGGCTTGAATACTTTGTCAACAGGCATTAAAAAGCCCCAGGCTGTTAGGCGCTGGGGCTAGGTGTCCGTGTTGTCGCCGCCGGTACGGGCTAACCGGCAAAGCCTGCATGGCTGGCTAGGCGCATTCCGAGCATTGTCCGGTTTTCAGCCGGAGGGGCGTTACCTGCTCGGCATATCTGAGCCATCCGTGCAGCCTATTCGGCTATCTTGAGGGCGTCAAGCTGTTTTATGAGCTCTTGTGCCTGTTCGATCGCCTCATTGGCTAAGGCTTTCTGAGAACCGCAGGTAAGGGCCAGGAGGCCGACAAGGATCTGCGTGGCGATGCGTTCCAGGCGTTCGAGCTCTTTAGCAGTCATTCGATCTTGCTCCCGTCGAGGTTTGTGTATTGTGCCTTGAAGGCTGCGAGGCTTTTCCAGTGACTGCGCCCTCCCCACCAGTGCGGCACTAGGTAAACGTAACCCTCCTGGCGATAGGGCTTCAAATCCGACCAATACACCTGGCCGTCTTTCTTGCGCACGTACTTGGTCTTTGGCGGCCGTTCGCCGAAAAGGTCATTCAGCTGTCGCATTTGCGTTCTCCTTGCGCAATACCACGCCCTGCACCACAAAGTCGGGCTCGATCACCTGCACGGTCGATAGCGCCGGATCACGCCACACCATGGGGCCTTCGCCCTGGGCATTCTGAGCGGCCACTGAGCGCGAGCAGCTGAGGCATTTAGCGCGGATCACCTGCTCGATCTTGCCGTCGATAGTCTTGAGGAGGAAAAGGGGCATCAGACAGCCCTCAGCGTGTTGGCCTGGCGCCACAAGCGCACCCACTTCGAGCCCTGGGCGTGCGCCGAGTACCATTCAGGCGAAAAGGCTAAAAGCATGTAGCATTTGCGGCGGTAATGCTCGATTTGTTCCTCGATAGCGGTCATGGCTTTGGTAACTCCTGATTATCGCGGCGCATAACGGCGCCACGTCGGGTAACTTCAACACCGGCATCGGTAACCCGAAAGCCGAGTTTCATGATGGCTTTGCCGATCTCGATGACGAGTAGGGCTACGTGGTATCGAACGTTGCGCTGTGCGTCTGCAAAAGTTTTCATTCACCCGGCCTCTTGAATGCTTGCCCCGGCACATGGCCTTTCGGCAGGTCTTGATAATTCGGCTCACCGGTGCGCGTGCGCCCTGTAGGGCTCAAGCCTCGGGCGGCCATTAGCTCCGTGAACCGATCGAGATGAGCCTTGAACGCATTCTCGCGAGCCTGGCGCTGTTCCGGCGTCTCGGTCAACTTCTCGTAGACGTCCGCGCTCACCATTATGGTATTCGGCGGCAGGATATCTGCCTTGTAGACCTTGAAGCCTTTAAAATCAATGCTCATGGCTGCTCGCCTTTCGCTTGGGCAATAACGATTGCCGCGTTCTCGATAGCCTTGCCGGCCAGTTTGGCGCTTACTTCGCCACCGGTCAGGCATTTGACAAGGCAGTCGTTGACCTGTTCGAGGGCAGCCAACAACTCCGGCGCCGCAAGGATCAATGCATGGTCGGCATCGTTGGGCGCGTAGTCGGGATGAAAGGCGAAAATTTGGTCGCCATAGGGGTGCGTATCGCAAGGGCGGTGCACTGAATCGCTCTTGCTGCGGCCCAGCCACGGTCCCGGTGTGTGCTTGCTCATCGCCTATAACCTCATCGGTGTTCATTGAAAGTCCGGCTAGGCTATTCGGCCTTGAGCTACTTGTCAAGCGGGCAATAAAAAGCCCCTCGGCTGTTAGGCGTTGGGGCTGCTGAAAGCGCTGACCTCATTAGCCTAGCGCCTTTTGAGCAGAATGCCCAGCATCGAGCCTTTAGCCTTCATGACTTTCTCGACCGCATAGCGCAACGCATCGATGTAGTGGTTGAATTTATCGACGATGATCGGCAGCACTTCACCGGTTAGGCGGTCAACCTTGTAGCTGTACTTGAGCAGCTCCTCTTGGGTTTTAGGGCAGGCAGGATGCACGATGATCCGATAGGTTTTTAGGTGATCAAGGCCATCCTCTACGCTGCCTGGGCCCTTGATTGCCCCCTCGATGCGCGGCAAGTAGTCGTCCTTGTTGAGGTTGTTAGGCCCCTTGGCGCGCGCCAGGTGGGCGATAGACTCGGGCCGCGCGCTATCTGCGATGATCGAGTGCTTATCGATGCCCGGTATCCGGTCCTTGAGGAATTTAGCCGTGTCGTCGAGCTCCAGGCCGATACGGCCAGCCTCCGCGTCAATGTACAGCTCCTGCTCGTCAGGGCTGATCCAACAGCGCACCGCGGCGGTCGGGTCGAGCGCAAAGCCGAAGTCGAGGCCATGGTAAGGCCCCAGCCACGTATCGTCTGGAAACCGCACGCCCTCCTCCCAATTGCGGCCGAGGATCGATGCCTTGGATTTGCGCAGGTAGGCGCCGAGCCAGATCCACGCATAGGTTTCAGGATCGAGGCTGGCCTTTTGAGCCTGGCGCAACACCTCAAGGCCTGCAGGAAACCAGGGGTTGTCCAGGTAGTTCATCTCGGCGACAAGGGCGGTCGGGTACATCGGCGCCTTCTCGGCCGATCCCCTGAAGCGCATGTCGACCGGCGACCCTTCAAGCTTAGGGTTCCAAACGACCCACATCTCGGAATCCGGCTCGCGCAGTACCGTCGCCTCAAGGGCTAGCCATGCGTCCTCACTAACGTCCTCCGCCTCCTCGACGATCGTTAGCCCGACCTTTGCCGTCGACTTGACACCGTTCAGGTTGGCGTAAAGGCCCTTGAAAAGGAATTCGGTCGGGTTGATCTTGCTGCGCAGATAGTCTTTGCCGACGTCATAGGCGTTCTTGAGCCACTCCTCGGACTCAATAGCCGCCTTGAGCTCAGCGTGGAATGACTCTTTGATCGACGCCTGTATCTCCCGCACGCAAAGGATGCGCAATGGGTAGACGACGCCCCACACCGCCGCCATCTTGGCAAATGACATGGACTTGCCCGAGCCCCGACCGCCATGAGCCGCTCGATACTGCACCGACCCCCTGGCAGGCGCAAAGATCGGTAGCAGCTTTGGCGGCAGTGCGACCGTAGCGTTACTCATCGGCTTTAACCGGCAGCTCCTGGGCCACCAGGGTGATGCTAGTCGGCAATGCGGCCAATGGGCTGCCGTTGGCGCCGGTTAGCTCCTTGCGGTCGATCTGGTAGCCGCACAGCTGGGCATAGAACGTACGCGCCTGCTGCTGGTCGTGCATGAGCACCTCGATATTGCCGTTGCGGTCAACTTTGGTTCCCTTGTAGAGCGCACGGCCGGCCTCCGACAGGTCCCGGGTATCGGTCACAATGGTGACCTTGCGCCCCTCACCCATGCACCGGGGGCAATCGGGGTGTGGATCGCGCGTCTGGTCGAAACCCATGCCGCCGGCCCAGTCCGGCAGCTGCACCTCGACGCGCTTGCCCTTGTCGTTGATACGGTAGCCGTTCTCGCCTTCCTCGATAGCTTTCTCGAACTCATGCTCTTTCCACTGGTAGCCGAAGCCCTCGCCGTGGCAATAGCGGCAGCACCGGGCCTCGATGCGCGCCAGCTCGTTAGGGTCAGCCGTGGCGATCAGCCAGGTGCGGTGCTTGAGCTCCTCAGCGCTGACATAGAACGACTTCAAGCGCTCGGCCTTGCGGGCCTGCGCAGTCTCGTAGAAGGCAGGCTTTAGGTGTGGCTGCTTGAACCAGCTATAGGCCACCGTGCGGGCGGTCTGTCGGCTATAGCCCGCCGCTAGGGCGCTGTTGTAGGGGTCCAGGGTCTCCTCGTAACGCTTGATCAGCTCTTGCTCTTTAGCCGTCAATTCTTCAAATCTGTCGGCCATGGCCGGGGCTCCTATTCGCCTGTAATTACCGTGAATATACCATTCTTATCAACGCTGAGCCTGCTGAGTATCGTTTTTAGCATACTCAGCAGC